GTTCAGTCATGCTTTCTTCAAACACCTTATCGGCAGCTTTGAGGGCTTGCATTACTGTTTCTTCAGCTTCAAACTTGGCAACCAATGACTTAGCTACTTCAAGATCGAAGTGTGGAAGTTCCGCTTCAGCTTTCTTAACCAAGATAGCATCTGCCTTAGCAACTTCTGCTTCTTCCAGTGCCTTAAGAATAGGCGCAGGAATGTCAGCTTTGTTGATTTGTTCGTCACCGTAAGTTACAAACTCAGGCTCAACCATTTTCTCAATGGCATCTGCTTTAACGATGTAACCAGCTTCTTCTAGGGCTTTGCTAAGGCGGTCAGCCTCTGCTTTAACTAGGTCTAGTTCAGCTTTAATGGTGTCTACCTCATCCAATGGACCTTGGTATTCTTTCTTCATGTCCATGTTATACATTTTCATGGCTTCGTCCTCGGACATACCTTTGTCCATGTAAGGCTTTAGCTTTGCTTTCATGTCATCAGACATTTTTTCTACTTCGTTCTCCATAGTTTCTCCCTCGGAGTTGTCCCTTTTATAAAGAGAGACCATTGCTTGTTTGTTAGCTGGACGATCAACCAAGGACAGTTCATCTAACTCAAGTTGTTTAAGTAAATTAGGCATCATAAGATTCCTTGGTTGCACGACCACCTATTGAGAAGGCCGCAAGTTCACCAGATTTGACCTTATCCCAAACGTCATCATCGTAGACTTTAAACGCTACAACCCAACCTTCTCGGTCACTCTGGATGCCAAGGGATTCACCAATCTCTTTAGTGACAGGCATTGAGTGGATAACCGCCCCAATCTGATCCCCTTTGTGCATTTCTTTACCGACACGTACATGTTCCATGAAGTTGTTCACGGCTTTAACAAGTGTCTCTGGTTCGATAATATCTCCTTGGCGATCAATAACAGGTTCGCCTTTTTCGGTAACGACTGATGCCCAACCATAAACGAGACGCTGTTCTTCGTCGGCTTTGAGTATCTGTCCTTCAATGTTTGTTTTTGTAAGTTCTGACACCGAGGCTCCTCCCTCCCACATTCTACAGGACCAGTATCCTGCCGTTGTTTTGTCCTTCTTTGTGTCGCACGAATGTCTTGAACGGAAGTTGGCCCTAGCTTTTGGGTTGTCCCTCCGTATCTCCATATTGGGGTCTCCGAAAGCCACACGCTTGATCTTTCCTCCGCTTTGTACGAATACTTCAAACTTCTTATTACCGCCTTTAATACGACGAGGCTTGTTTAAGGTGACTTTCTCACCCTGATACTCAGCCTTGGCAAAGTCTTCCTTCATAATCTCTTGTATAACTACTCTGAGAGCCTCTAAGCGGTCCTGTGAGGGGGCTTCTTCAGTTTCCTTGTCGTAGTATGCCATATAAGCCTCATGGCTCTCACCGGGCATATAATGTGCCTGTCCTTGTGCATCAGGGTGAGCATGTGTGCTACCGTTCATGCCTAAGTCCATACTTCTTACTCTGGCTTCAGCCTCAGTGGAAAACACATCGTTAGCTAACTGGCCTTTGTTAATGTTCATTATACGTTTCCTGTTGGGTCATTCTTGATAAGTACACCTTGGAAGGATGCGGATATGGTGTTGTTTACTGTATCAGTATAAGCCCTACACTCCATATCAGCCTTCTCTTCTACCTTAAACGGATACACAAACTTAGCTATAAACTGAGAACTTTGCATGGGAGCTATAAGCCTCTTACGAAATACATTAGTGCCAAAGTCCCTCTGGGCAAAACTAACTGTAGCAAACTTGTTAGACAACGTAAGAGAGGTGTTGAATGTTATATCATCTATGTAGAAGGTGTAACCAGCAGGTACAGTATATACTGCCATTTGAGTTTGATTGTCATTATTGAAGGAAGCATACGTTACAGTGGCACCTACATTCTGTACTGTGACTGTGCCAGCGGTAGTACCACCTGACCCTGCCAAGGTAACAAAGGCTCTGTGTATCCTGATCCAAGTACCTGTAATCTGTACAGGGGTAACTCCATTTAATTCTACTTCTACAGACTTAAGATTATAGTCAGCATCTAACCCCTCTATGCGTACCTTATTAGCACCTGTACCGCCATTAGCATCAGCAGCATTATTACTAACAACATAAGCTACAAAGGCTGTATCAGGCCAAGGAGTGTTACCCCCAACTTCCCATATAGTTTCTTCATCACCGTTTACGTCTGGATTGTAGCCAAACTTATAGACTGTCTCATACCCATTGGACTCACCCTTAGACACAGCAAGAGGGTCATGCTCATAAAGGTGCCTAGTCCAAGTTGGCATTATACACTCCTACAGCGGAGTATGACTGCACGTTGGATAGTGGTCGCTATACTTGTGGTAATAGTGCAGACAAATGTGTAGTCTCTTTTATCTACTCCACCACCGATATAAATAATTGCGGTGTTTCCCGACAAGGCTTGTTGTATGTTCTGTATGCTGTCAACTATAGAACCACTGCTTGCTGTAGTAAGGTCGTGACCAGCAGTTAATACAGTTTCAGCAGGGTTAGCATTAGACCTTACAGACCAGACTACTGTACTAATGGTAAACCCAGAAACAATATCAGACCAATCAATACTGTAGTCTAACAGTTCGTCTGGGTCTTTGTTAGGCCAAACTAGGCTCATATCTTACGTTCCTCTTATGCAGCTAGGTTTTGGGTGGACTTTAGTGGCTTAACTTGTCTAGGGGTACTAAACGCAGGTCTGACAGTCCTGTTAGCAGGGAACCCAGCATGTTGTGACCTCTTTGTGTTATACAAGTGCTTGATAGCTTCAAAGTCGAAGTGTATGCCTGTAGCTGTAAGTGTCCCTATCGAAGCGGTTAAAGTGTAGCTAGAGAAGAATACTGTAGCTGCAACACCAATATCACCAAGGATTAAGGTCCCAGAAACACTAGGTATAAGCGTTGAAGCAGCTACACCAAGTCTACCTACCGTCAGTACACCCTCTATTCCACTAGGGAACACATTAGCATCACCAGTAACGGTAAGGGATAAGTTTTCGCTTTGTGTAACCTCTACACCACTTGGGGCAGTGTTAGCATTAGCGGTAAAAGTTAAGTTGCCTAAGCCAAGGGTAGCAAGTCTAGTAGTACAAGTAGCGTTAGAAGTTGCTAGGGTTGCAATACTGCCCAGACTTGCAGATATAAGAATACTGTCAGCAGAGGATATAATTTCAGTTGTCTGAGGTTCTATACCCGTAAGGTTTTCAGATAATGTAACTAGCTGAGAATCTACAGTTAGTGTATTAAATGATCTTAGGGTGGGAGTACCTAAAGTTAAGGTAGTGTCAAAACCACCTACAGGTTGGTCAACAGCTATAGGAGCATCTAAGGCACCGAGCGACACCGTAAAGTCAAAGTCTGTCTGTGTAGGTCCAGCAGTAGGTGAACGAGAGGCGTAAGGGTATATTACATCATTAGCAGGTTGATTAGGTTCTGCTACAAGTTCTACCCTAGACGTACTCAAGTACCATTGAGGGTCAGGTAGTCCTACAGTACCAATATCGAAAGAGGTGACGTCTACAGAGACATTAGCTTGTATAATTAGGTTGTCTGAATGAGTTACTTCAAAGCCTGTCAACTCTTGTGTTGCAGGTATCTTAATAGCACTATTAAACCCAAGTGTCATTCCTTGAGAATCACTATCAGGAATAATGTATTTGTAGTTACACAGTCCTGCCAGAATAGTATCGTCTGTTTTATCGTTACCAGACGCTGCTACAGATAGAGTACCAACATCAAAACCTTTATCTGTATCGTATTTCTGTAGTAAATAGTGCTTGTTTTCCCCTACAAGAGAATTAAGGAAAGAACCCGCTTGTCCATCAATAAGACTATCAAAGTAAGTGTCAGTATCAGTTGAGTCGTAAGTGTTTATTGATCTTACTTGACCTATAATAACATTAAACAGGTTAGGGTCAGAAGCAGGAAAAGTAAGGGTAGCTAAGAGAGGATCATCAATAGTGCTAATAGTTGCAGCATTGTTAACTATAGTCTCAGAGGGTAGGTGATTAAGGTTTACAGTAACAGGTTTAGCTACAGCATCATAACCAAGGGAGCTATCATAGGTGGAAGGGTAGGTGTAATCACCATTAACTAGAGGAACCCAAGAGGATTGAGATACTACTGGGTCAGAGTTTAACTCCGTGGTAAACTTAGTTTGTAAAGATAGTGCCTTATCCCCAGCTACAGACTCATCCCATATAGGCCCTGATGTTCTACTATCTCCGTTTTCCTGATTATAAGGAATCTGAGGACGCATCCCCAGAATAAAAGCGTTCGTCCAATGGTAGAAGTTTTCTTCGTTATTCCTTATATACCCTACACCGTCACCGTCAGGGTCATAAAAGTAAACAGTCTCCGGTTTTCTAACCGCCTGATCAGATATAGTAGCGTCAGTAGATAAGTTCACTGCCGTAGATAAGGTTACAGTAGTAGAAACCCCTGTAATACCTGCTGGCACTACTTCTCTGACGACTCCAGAGCCACCTAATGTAGAAGCTGCTATGGGGGCAAAGCCTAGCACTTAATTAAATCACCCTATGTACTATATTGATACACGGTATCAGCGGTGGTTTGGATAAACATCTTTCTCGCATCTGCACTAAAATAAATACTAACTGGGTCGGTAGAAGAACTTAAAGCCCCACTGTTGACATTGTTATAAGAGCATGTGCTAAGGTCAAACTCAGTGCTTAAATCGTATTCATAGACTTTGTCAGTGCCAGTGCCGACCACGTACATCTTTGATCCCGTCTTATTAAAGGCAAATCCATGCGCAGTTGATTCTTGCGAAGATACGCTAAAGTTAACATTGTTATAAGAGGCTGTGCTTAAATCATATGCAGTACTAAGGTCATAGGAATGCACTGTATCTGAAGAATATCCCATAACAAACATTTTGGTGCCTGTTGTATTAAAGCCCAATGAGGAAGGGGTGGTTTCTTGTGAAGTAACACTAAGACTGTAATTGCTGTAGGATGCCGTGCTTACGTCAAATGCAGTGGTCATATCATACTGAAATATCGAGTCGGTTGCTGAACCCCCAATGTAAAAGTGTAGTCCGTCTCCGCTGAAGCACATTGCTCTCCCGCTGCCTTCTTGAGAACTTACATTAAAGTTGACATTGTCATAAGAGGCTGTGCTTATATCATTAGCGGTCGATAAGCTATACTGATAAACTGCATCACTGCTGTATCCATAAGCATACAGTTTTGTACCAGTTGGATTCATCCAGATACTATGGGGCGCAGCTTGCGAAAGTAGGAAACTTTTGCTGTCATAGCTGGCGTTGGCAATGTCAGGGTTTGTATAAAACGAAAGCGTATATACTGTAGACCTAGACGTTGAGTGTATTCCGTCTGATGCCCTGTACCTTAAAGTAAAACTTCCCTCATTAGACGTATTTGTTGTTGGCGTAATTGTAAAGACACCCGCTACATTAGAAATAGTTGCTTGCGCCTGATCCGAGGGATTAGTGTCATGCGAGTATTCAATAGGGAACCCCTCTGGATCAGATGCAGCAACCGTCTGTACCGTTGCGGTGCCGTCCGGTGCTAAGGTATCAGAGGCTGGTGGTTCTGTTGTCCAATCAGGTGTGGCGTTTGTATCTGTGTAGAACCTGTCCCACTCTGTACCATCATATATGTAGAGAGACTTAGTGTCTTGTACCCAAGCTAGGTCTGTCTCATTAGGGGACGCAGGAAGACCTGCATAGTTACCTACGCTTGTAATCCCGCCAGAAGGGGATGCAGGAGACCAAGAACTAGTACCTGAGTCCCAAGATAGTGTTTGACCGCCAGCGGGTACGGTAGAGGACACATTATCTAAATCAGCTAAGTTTTGCACTACATCTTCTGCTAACATGGTTAAGAAGCATACCGCACCAGAACCTAAGTTAATAGCTGAGTTGTCACTTTCAGAGGAAGAACTAGGAGACCTAGCCATAGTATAGGTACTACCAGTTAGCCCTATAGTACCTGTACCTGACTCATAGTTAGTTCCGCTTTCTATTGTATATCTTACAACGTCAGAATCGACAACAGAGGCATCCGAAAGGCTCTGAAAGCCAGATACGACAGAACCAAATGTTACTGTACCTGTACCTGTAGTGGTCAGGTTCATCTTAACTCTGTCAACGAATTTTACCATTGTCAGGTATCCTTAGATTAGGCTAGGCGCAAGATACTTGTAGAGGCTCCCGGAGCAGGGAACTGAATAGTGAAGTCACCAGAGGTAGCACTGACTGTACCACCAAAGTCAAACACTGCTATGACATTAGCTGAACTATCAGCATTTGGGTTATAAAGAATACAACCATCAGCTTGCACTGTTACGTTTGTGAATACTGCATCTTCAAAGTCCATAACGGCAGTTGTACCATCCATCTGAGGATAACCCGTAGCAATAGCGGCCACTGCGCCTGTGGAGATTGAATCAAAATTTCCAGTATAGCCAGAACCAGATGCTTGATCTGAGCCTAACTCAGAGTAGGCTACTGTTGTAGCATCAAAAGTGCCAGATGGATTTTCTTTAATCAGTGCGACACGAAACGTATCGTTATCAAAGTCGTGGTTACCTTTAAGCAACTCTAGTTTAAAAGCATTGCTTAGTGCTGTGACTGGTGCTGGCATTATGTATTTTCCTTGTTATCTTCTTCTGCCTCATCGGGCAGGTCAGTTTCTGTTGTGACCTCTGTGTTAGGGTCATAGTTCAATTCAGCTATATCCATAAGGTCTTGTATAACCTCTGGGTGATCACTGACGTTAATGTCTGCACCGTTAAGGTTACGAAGGAATGCTGCAATCTCACGTAGATCATGCGGAGCAACATCACCAGCCTTGATACAGGGCATGAGGTCGTAGTTAAGTCCGTTAAGCTGCCATAGGCGTTCTACTAGCTGTTTATTAAGTACATCAACAATAGCTTGGATGTAGCTTTCTAAGGCACGTAGAAACAGGTCAGTCTTAGACTTGGAGAGTGCGTATGATCCGTTGTTACCCCCACCGAGCATAAGAAACTCAGAAAGTACACTACGGGCAATGTCATGTTGGTAACGCCTAACAATGGGATCAATATCTACATTACGATTGCCATTGCTACTCATTAGTTCAATATCTACAAGTCTAATGTTTGTAGGGGAGCCATCCTTGTCAGGGTAAGTATCACTAGGTGTTATAATATAACCTTGTTCATTAAACTTAACATCACGAAGGATTTGTTGTAAGTTGCCTACGAAGCCACTCTGTGCTGCACTTGCGTCAGACGACAAATATTCAGAAGGAATACGAGCAACCGGGATACCAGCTAACTCACGCTCAACAGCTATAGCCTCTATACTCTGTAAGTTGTTCAGATAGACATATGAGGAATAAGCATTGCGGAGGATAGATCGGCCACT